ACAGTAGTTGTTTTACGTTTTGCTTGACCTTTAGTTACGCCTTGTTTTAAGCGTCTATAATCATCAACAAACTTAACAATAGAAGGATCTACAACAGTGTCTAGTAGTTCACCTGAAATTCCTTCTCCTTCTGCAAATTCTCTAATAGCCAACGCTGTTTCCTCATTAAAATCAGGAATTATTGTTGGTATAGTTTCTTGGAAATAATTTAATTGTTCTTGCCAAGCTTTAGCAGTTTGTTCTTCAGCTTGTTTTTGAACTGCTTCAACCATTCCTTCGCGTTGATTACGTGCTTCCCAATACTGTTTTTGAACTTGTTCACGTTTGTCTTTAAGTTCATTAACTTCGTAGGTATCACCTTCGTCACGAGCTGTTTGAATTTTAGCTTCAATATCATGGTATTCCTTAGAATATGATTGTTCAGCACTATAAAGGATTGCAGCAGATGCTTGTGACATTGCTTGAATTTGTTCAGCTTTATCATTATATTCTGCCTCCATTTCTTTACGTGCGTCACCAAGTTCACGACCCTTGTTAGAAAGATGTTGTTCAGTAGAGTAACCTTTAATAAGGTCACTAAAGGAAACTGCAACTTCCTCGCCATCAATTTTAACGAGTACTTGTGCTTCCAAGTCAAGATCATCAGTAGTGTACACATCGGCTTCTTGGGTAGACTCATCATCCGCATCCGTTGTTTCTTCTTCATCTGTCTCTTCTTCATTATCATCATCTACGTTATCGGCTTCGTCTAATGTATCTGGGTCTTCTTCATCAGAGTCTTCCGCGTCTAACTGTGGTACTTGCTCATCGGGTAGAGTATCAACGAAATCAGAGTTTCGAATGATGTCAGCCAGCAATGCCTCTTCAGTTTGACTTGTGTCCATTGGCACAGAATCATCCGTAGGGGTAGAGTCTGTAGTTGCTTCTGGATTATCCATTTTTAGTTACCTCCTTCTTAATAGGGGCTTTAATTTTAGCTGCATAACGATCGCGTAAAGCTAGCATATTAAATAATGCATCTGCGTTAAGTTTTGCTTTGCCGCCACTGCGCATTGAGTCATACTCAAGCGTCTCTATCATATTATCGTAATTTTTTACGAGTGCTGGGTAATCAATTATTCGTGTTGTCATTGTTGTCCTCCATCAGGTGCGGGATATTTTTCCCATACATCTCAAAGTCTGTCATTTTCTGTTTAACACTACCTAGTGCCATTGCAGAACTGTAGAGAAACTCTCGAGATTTAGTTTCATGCGGATCTGTTTTTAACCATTCCACAAAGAAGTCTACTAGGACTTCACCATATACTTCATCAAAAAATTCATCCCGTTCTTTGGCTGCGAATTGACCCTTTACATGAGCCATTCGCGCCAATTCTTCAGGATGAACTTTATGATTACCGTAAGACTTAGTATTGCTCAACCGCTTCTCGGCTGTCTGTCTATACTTATCCATAATTTTTTATACTCTATGATGAATATAAATTCGTTTACCATCTTGTGTAGATGTACCGTGTGCTGTTTTTACGCCTTCCATTACGCAAGCTCCGTGACCACCAACATGTGTGTAATTCAAAAATGAATTTTCAGCAACACGAATATTGGTATCTGATGCGTTAATTGAACCTGCACATTTAAGATCTAGTGTAATAGGTGAACTTGATTCGTTAGTAAATACTACTGTTTTATTTCCTGAAGTTGTAGTTACAGCTGTACCTGCTTGCGTTGCTCCAACTCCAGAGCTACTGATTGTTGAGTGTGCCATTTTGCATAGCCTCCTGTTGTGGTTGTTGTTGCGGTGGGTTAATAAGTTTTCTTGCTATCATAACAATTTGATCAAATCCAGGGTGTTGAGGAAGCTCTGCCCCTTCTTTAACTGCTTTAATAGTAAGATCAGCCCACTCTTGATAATGCTTATCAATAGCAACTGCAAGTTGCTTAGAATTATCATCCATAGTATTTTTAGCTTGAGCATTAGTATATGTTACATTTGCTTCTGATAATGCTGCTTCAGCAACTTGTTTACGTTCTGTAAGTTGTTTTTCAACCTGTTTAGCTTTAGATTGCTCTTGCAAAACTTTTTGTGCCTTTTGTCTAAACTCATCTGTTGTATAATCTTCAAGAAAATCATTGCTATCAATATTCATAGCTTCAATAAGTTTAGTTGCAAGCACTGCTGGCGCTTCTGGTTTAACCGCCATTCCAGCACCTTGATTATTAAGCGCTGGTAGTATTTCACTTCCTATTTTTCCTAGCTTACCAATTATTGTAGCATTAGAATTTTCACCAATATCTAAAAATATTTCTACATCCATTTTAGAGGGTAGCTCAGACATATTAACAGAACCGTATATGCCATCAAGTGCATAGCTTTGTTTGCCTTTCATATTTTTAACCATTGTTTCGTATATACCGCTAATCAACCGCTTAAATCCAGTTTCCGCAAATCTACGCGCGATATGCTGGATTCGTTTTTGTGCTGCTGATTGAACAGCGCTAAGCTTTTGCTCGGAGTTTCCTGATACATATAGAGTATCATTAAGTCCTTGCGCGGCCTTAGACATTCCTGTAGCTTGTTCTTTAATAAGCTGTAAGTGTTCTAGTACTGCTCCTGTTCCTGAAGAAATAGCTTCAGGCGGGAGTGCTGCTACGGCTGCAGTAGGATTTCCGTTAGTAGGAATAATTTGTTTAGGCTTCATGTTTTGTAAAGCGCTAAAGTCTACTACGTTTGGATCTGCTAGTTTAGGACTGTAGTTAGTAAGATAAGTATTTTCTACAAAACCACGAAGAATAGCTGTGCTAGCTAATGTGCTACTTCTTGCAAAGTCTGCCATAGACAAACCAAAGAATTCATGTGGAATATCAATAGGCACAATAGAAGCTAAAGGAATAAACTCAATATCTTCTTCGTATAGTATGTGGCTATCTACAGTAATAAAGTGTTTTAGTTCTGCGATACCATCACCATCACGATCTACTCGCATCCATGACTCTGTTAGCGTAACTTGTCTATTAGCTTCAGTTAAATATTCGTTTCGATTAGTTCCTTGATAATAGTTTTGACCTGTAATTTCTTTACGTGCTGCTACGTCTTCACTATACTTGCCAGAGCCTAACCATTGAGCGCCATCGCCTAATTCATTCCATTCTTGCTCGGTGAGGTTAGTAGCCCAATCAGGATAATATTTACGTAACTCTGACCTTGACACTTCTGTTTGTAATCCTACAAATTCAGCATCTTCAATATCTTTAGCATTTTCTGAAATACGAAAAGCTTCTGGCGGTATTACTTCTAGTTTAATACGGCTCTTATCAATCTTTTTTCTTAGTCGTACATCTACGTATGAAATTGTTTCTGAAAGTGGATTGAGCGTAAGCTCGCCAACGATTTCTAGATTTTCATCTGAAAGAATTTCATCAAGCTTAGCTTCATCAATCTCTTCGTATTCTTCCATTACATAATCAAAATCTTCAATATAATCCCAACGGATAACAGCGTTCTTCCAAAGTAAAGAAGCCTTCATCCATGTCTGTAGAATTTCCCAACCTTTATTCTTTTTAAAAATACAGTAATTTACGATATTACTTGCATCTTTAGCTGACTTAAATGCACCCGGAGTTTCATTATAAGGTACAAACCTAGCTATTTTATTATTGTTTAAAAATAAATCTGATAATACAGCTGTATAAGCTTCAATAACTTCTGTAGTTCCTGTATCAACAATTGTGCTTACGCCTTGTGGCGACAAATGTTCTTGCGGAACACCGGCATACTCATAAGTAGCTTTTAAACGCTCCCGCGTTAAATCACTACTGTTAAGCCAATCACCTGCAGAATTCATAATTCCATTTTCAATTATGTTTACTAGTTCTTCATCAGTGACTGCTTCTTTAAATCCTTGTTGCGCCATCAGTATTTTCCGTCATTACTATTACCGCTGTAAATAGCTTTACTGCCTTCCATTACTTTTTGATTATATACTCCCGGTTGTGACAAAGGTGTTTTACGTTCCTTTGTTTTCTTAGGGGGCGCTACAGGTTTTACCTGTTGATATCTTCCTACATTGGTCATTGACTGCTCCTGAGTTTTACCACTTAACTTTATTAGCCCAATAAGCTGCACTCATTGGCCCTTTATCAATATTCTTCTTATGTCTAGCTTTCCATGCTTTATTTCTAGGTGTACCATCAGGACTACCTTTAGCTCCTTTAGCACCAAATCGAATAAGCTTTGGTTTACCTGTTGAAGGATCTCTAACTGCTACAGCATGTGACTTTGTTTTATGGTTAGGTGTTGCTTTAGGTTTATTAAGACCACTAAATTTTTCACCTCCGACTTCAATCATGCTGCTTCTCCTGTCATAGCATCGACACCCATCCACTTAGACCATTCGGCATAATAATGTCTCATGCCTACTTCATCGTGTATAGTTTGATTTTCGTGTCGCCCATGTAATATATTTCTGCTTTCAGTTCCCTGACGCATAGTTGTGCCTTGCCCAGCTACACCAATAAGGTCTTCGTGTAGGTTTCTACCGAATGGACCCCATATACTGTTATGATGGTTAATTCTAGTTTTTCTATCTTCAGCAGAATCTGACTTAAGACCATAACCTCTAAACTCTATAAGTACTTTATTAGGTCCAAGAGGTGTTACTGTATCGGACCTGTATGCGCTTCCACGCAAGTTAAAATTATATCCCGGAAACAAATCGACCATGTACCATTGGTTTGGTGGAAGGTTGGGGAATGAGAGTTCACCTCGGTCTTCAAAACCATCGTACTCTTCGTAGTTAACTGTAAAGCTACTAACATTAACATGACCATTATCAAAAGGAATATTTTTTCTGGCGAAATATTCATCATTAAAACCTGACACTCTATTAAAGTAGTGCATAAAATCGTGATAAAACTCACTGTTTGTGTCATGCCATAACTTATAATTAGTGTCTATTACTGCTTTGTGATAATGAAATACTTCGAGGGGTTCGGTATTAATCGCATCATCAATACAATCGAACGCTCCATTTAACCACTCCTTTAAACTCTGATCTGGGTTATTATTAAGTGTAGTCCATACCATGCCACCATAGCCTATTTCACTGTGTAGCTTATCACCAATAATTTCTGTTACTGGTCCTGATACACCTTGTAGTCCAGTGTTTTTATATACGTTTATAGTGTCTTTTATTTTTATAACCGAGATAGGTGTGTGTGCAATAGTAGAACTTCTGTACCAATTATCACCCCTAAGCTCACTTTCATGGCATACAGGAACCCATACTTTAGAAAAGATATTATCTAGTTCTTGGCTGTATAAATCCCAGTCTGAATATATTTTAGAACTAATGTATTCAATGTTAGGTTCTTTTACCCAGTTTTTATGATTTCTTGGCGGCATCTATTCCTCCACAAAGCTT